TTCTTGATTGATTTAAAATCCACTATTAACTATTAAGCAATTTTCTCGAAATCTACGTCTAAATTACTATAATTAACCCATAAATAGCCATCTTCAGCTACAAAGGAAGATTCTGGAACTTCTTGAGCTACTACACCTCTATAACGACCTTCTCCATATGATTTGTCTTTATAATCAAATTCATATACATTAACACCGCTAGGTGAAGAACCAACAAGTTCTACATTTTCTTTAAGCCCAATATCAGATGCTCCTGGAATATTTGGATTTGTTCCTGTTGCTGTTGCATCATTTACTGAACCAACAATATCAACAACATTATTTATTCCATCATTATTCCAATCCATTGATGGATTATATGCGCCACCTGATAAAATATTGAAAGCCATACCCATAATAGAGTTATTGAATGAATTCTGTTGAATTTCAGGGCCAGTACCACCCATTCCAGCATCTTCAAAGGCTTGGAACCAATTAGTTTCACCTGGACCTGGAGTCCATCCTGAACCACCACCTAAAGTTCCTCCTGCTGCGTCATATCCACCTACCCCTGGAGCTACCCAAGCATATGGATTCGTTTGTTTCTGCAAACCTGTACCATATGGGTCTTCGTCTTGCATTTGACCAAGTAAAGCATCAATCATATTTTGGTCCATTTGTCCATATTCTGGCATTTCTTTCTCCTTTACTACATTATTTAATTAAATATCATTAAACTAATATACACATAATATATTAATTATAAAAATTTCTTATTAAGGTCCAAAAACATTTTGGCCAAAATTAAATCTATTAGAACCAAGTAATTCTCTTAATTTACTAGGGTCTATTGGATTTTGTGGCTGTTCATACTCGTTTGTCTCAAAATTATAATTCTGTATTGAACCATATGTAATATTTTCTATAGGTTCGTTATCCCAAGTATTTGTTTGTGGATTCCAATAACTTGTAAAAAATCTCTTAAACATATTCCCTATTGCTCCACTAGCGAAATTAGGACTTACTTCTTTCATAGCATTCCATATTCCATTTACCTTCTTTGGACGTGTTGGAGTAGAATCTTGAGTAGCATCATCTAAAGATACGTTTTCAGGGTTTTCTGCAGTTGGTGGAGTAAAATCCTCATCATACCAATAAAAATCGGGATAATCATCATTACCCATGTACTACTCCGTTATATTCAAATTGAAAAGGGGTATATACCCAATCTTCATCTCTTGACCATGCCGTAGGGGCTTCATCACTTGAAAATTCACCTCTATAATTTCCATCGGAATCATACCACGATATACCATATCCACCTGGAGTATTTGGGTCATTGTTAAATCCAGCGCCTTCAGCACTATTATTCCATGATTGCATATATCCAGTCATACCATCGTCAAAAGCATAATATGTCCCATAACTACTATTTGGGTCATTCCAATAGCCAGAGCCAGCATTACCACTATAATTTGTTTGTGTACCATGAACCTGGAAATTATAATAATCAGTCCAATTCCAACCATCATATGCCTCACCAGCAGCATTATATCCCATTCCATGTTCTCCACTTATCAAGAAGTCATAAAAACCTCCACTATCATAGCCATATTCTCCACTATCATATGCACTCCAATCCATTTGTGTTAAATCTGCAGTATGTCCGCCTGCAAACATTCCATAACCACCCACCATACCTGCCTCCCAATTATGCATAAATTGAGCTTTTTTATAATCTCTTAATGTCTGCTTAACATGGTCAGAAAGTACTCTACCTTGCCCATAAACATATTCACCTACAATTCGGCTTCTATCCTCTACTTTTTGCATCCATCTGCCATATTGTGTAGAATAATAAACGTCTCCTGTTGCAAACTCACTTCCTGTTTGAGCTAGTATAGCCTGAGCTTCCTCCTGCGTCATATTTTGGTCTGTTATGACATGACCATCTGCGTCATATAAATTTTCACCCGTTACAACCCAGTCAGCAGAACCCTCATCTACAAATTGTTGGTATAATGATTGAAGCATATCATCCTGATGGTCATATGCAGCTTGCAATTGATTATCCTCATCATAGCCATCATATTGATAATAAAAATATTCTTCATCTTCTATCTCATCTTCAATTACTATTTCAGGTGGGGTATCTATATCAACTAGAACTTCGTCATCTTCAAGCATTTCTTGAACATCTTCTTCTACTGGATAAAGATTTTCATCTATTTGATACTCATAATCGTCTCCTAAATATGATTCGTCAGGTGGTAAATCTGGTAAAATAATGTTTTCGTCTGTATCAACAGTCCCAGGGTCTACATATGGGTCTCCTGTTGGACCAGTACCTGTATCTGGTGGTGGGTCATCTCCGCCAGTACCTCCTCCACTCCACCAATTCCTTACTTGCATGCTACCACTTTCAGCTTGCTGCGAAATAAGGTTCAATAAACCTGATATTAAATCACTTTGCGCCATAACCTATAATTCCTGTATAAAATTCATATAGAAAATATACAAAAAAAAATTGAAAAATAAAAATACTTGCATAATTCATTTATTTGATTATATTTAACTCTATATAGAGAGTATATAGAGATTATATATAGAGTTATCTCTAAAAATAAAAGAAAAATTAATAATAAAAAGAAAAGTTAAGGGGTAATTTCTAAAAATAGCCTTAGAATGGGTGTGAGTGTTTCTTTGTCGCCGTACCCCCCCACGATTGTCCTCATGGGGTTGGAAATTAGGTTGAAAACTAGTTATATTTATAAATATATGTGATTAATCAAGATTGATGAAGTAAAACAAAAAGCCTCTAATTAAAGAGGCTTAATGTATTACTCACTATTGACCACACGAACTACTTAATCATCTACAATATCACACGCATCTATAAAGCGCTTCATATCAAAGTTAATATTATCACGCATGAACAACGTGCACAGCTCACTCACTACTGCTGTCTTGCTCAATGTTGGCAACATCTTATCACTTTGTACTATTGTATTACTCTTGATTATCTTTGCAAACGCTATGTAATGCTTCTTACTCATCATTTCCACCCCCTTTACCACTTAAGTTAATAGTGTCTTGTATTACTTTATCTATCGCATTTATTTTATTTATTAGTGTATCTGTATTGCCTGTTATACCAAAATAACGCTTAATATCTTTTAATCTAAAATGTCTATTAGGTTTTATTCCTTTGCTGAATAATTGTAATTGACCTTTAACAACTATTACGTTATATCTTGCCATTGTTGCGTTATTGTTCAAATCCTGCATAAATTGACAATCTCCATCTATTTCTATTGGTTTATTATTTTGCATTGTTTAACTCCTCTTTTATTTCTTTATATTCTGCACTGCTAACATCATACGCTTTTCTTTGGTCATCACATTCTATAACTTGTTTCTTTGGGTGGTTCTCTAGTTTATTATACAAGTCTTGTATATCTAATGCGTCCATCTCAAGCACTTTATAAATACTATCTAATTCACTGCGTAACTGATGATATTTAACTTCTAATATATCATAATCTTCTTTTAACGCTTCTGTTTGGTCTGTTGGTTGGTTTATATCAGGTATGCTCTGCTCTAGTCTAGTTATTCTGAAATTAACTTCTCTTATATCTTCTTTTGCTTCTTCTGCTACTACGTCAATATCTTCACTGATAGTATCCATTTTAGCAAATATTTTTCTATCTATGTCTTGCTCTAACATTAACATATTATCCACCTTTTTCTCTAACACGTTAATTTTACTATAATCATCTAATCTTTTACGTGCTAATACATTATAATCATGCGTGTTTTCTTCCCAAAGTTTTTTATAGTCATTACTATCATTTAACTTTTTTTCTAACAATGCCATTTTATTATTAATACTGTCAAGGTGGAATTGACCTGTGCGATTTGCTTTTTGTTCTAGTTCTTTTATTTTACTATCTATATACTCATTTTTCATTTTATACCTCATTTTATATTTTATTAACACTTATTAAACTATACTAATATAATATAGTTCCCTATTATTTAATAATGTTTATTATTATTTATTATTGTTTATTATTGTTTAGTATGTTTATATTTTAGGGTTAGACAATTTAAAAAGAGAGGGAATTATGGAGAAAGAAAGAAAGTATTACACAGAGGATTTAATAGAAGGAGCAATAGATGAACTACAAGACAGATTAGAAGATGAAGAAAAAGGATACGAGCCAGACGATATAATTGCAGAAGTAGCCGATAACAACATACCGATTTATACCTACGATTTACTACAATATGCTAGTAACAATTTTGACCTAATACAATCCAATGATTTAGCAGGAGACAATCCTGATGTTATAAAGATAATCCAAGCAAATATTTATGAAATACTTACCGAAGAATTGTATGCTTATGTGACTACAATACAAGATAAACAAAAAGAAACAGAGAAGGAGTAACAATGAGTACAATAATAGGAAATAGCCTAACAGAGAATTTAACAACTTTAATATCTAAAATAACACAGATGGAAAGTGATAATAAAAAGTTAAACGAAGATATAAGAGCAATAGAAAAGGAAAAAGAAGAAGGATATAAAACTTTCAACACTGATACCCACATCTTACTAAAAAGAGATGATTTATATGAATTAATGTCTGATATAGAATCTCTAGAGAGTACAGCCGACACAGCTCATGATGAAGCGAGTTCCGCACGAAGCTACGTAGAAGAAGCACAATACTCAGCAGGAACAGTACGAGATGAAGCAAATAGATGTTTTAGAGACCTTGAAACAATGTTGCAAAAGGCCGAAGAAGAATCAATGCTAGAAGAAGAAAAAGCTTTTAAAGCACCTGCTAAAAAGACAGCAATGAAGGGGGGAGCATAATATGACGGCTTAAATGCCGTCACTAGGTATTTGTAGCCTAGTCTGATGAGTTACACGAAACGGCAAAGGAGATATTATGGGAAGTAGAAGAAATCTTAATTGTAAGAGTTACAAAGGAGAAGAAAATGACACTAAATAGGAACATAAACGGATATATTGTTATTAGTGATATAGTTGATGGATATTGGGTAACTAGGAGATATATGGGTTACACGAAAAAAGAGGCAAAGAGATTATTTAAAAAGGAGGTTTTATAATGAAATATTGGATAGAAAGCAGTTATGATTCTGAAGATTTAAACCAAAAATATGATGAACAAATAGTTGTAGTAGCTGATTATGGAGATGATATAGGAACAAAAACTATTGCAACATTTCCAAAAAATAAAGGTATTAAAAAAGAGTTTGAATATTTAATAAATAGAATAAACAGAGATATAAAGGAGGTTATATAATGGGAGAAGTTGAATTTTTTGATAAGATAAAGAAGATAAACAGGATTTTGACAAGTGAGGCTAGAGATGAAATTTGGGAGTTTATATTGAATGGAAAATTTGTATCTTGGAAAGCTTTATTAGACGAAACAGAGAAATTGTCTTGGAAAGATTTTGGATTAGAAAAAGGAGAAGCAAATGGATAAAGAATATTTATTTCACTGTAGAGGCTGTAAGAAGCCTGATAAAGAGTTTCCACTACGATTTGATGACTACGAGTATGATGAGCCTATTTATAATGCACCTAGAGTTACTTTGATTGATGCTCTTAATGCACCTAAAGTTTCAGAGCATATGTGGGCAAGAGTAGATGCTTATGGGATATATACAGGATTATATTGTGATAAATGCTATG